CTGGCGTGGAGATGCTGGTGCAGTTTTTCAACATGGCCCCGGAAGCTGCCGACAACCTCATGGGCACGGTGGGCGGCAGCTTCTCTCCGCCTGTCGCTCCGGAGTGACCTGTGCCCTTCCTGAGTGATCGGCAGCGCGACTACCTGAAGCGCGAGCATCCAGGCGTCTACGCGCGGTTCATCCGCGACGAGCGCCGGATGGGGTTTGAGCTCAAGGCCCCGCCCGAGGTCGCCGCGGTCGCGAAGCGTGGCCTCGCCCTCCGGGAAGAGTTTAAGCGTGGCGGTACCAACGTCGGTGCGCGCCGCGCGACCCAGCTGGCTGACCGTGAGGTTGTGAGCATCGAGACCATCAGGCGGATGGTCGCCTACTTCGACCGTCACGCCGTCGACCTCGAGGCTCCCGCAGCTAAGCCGGGGCACCCCGGCTACCCCAGCGCCGGACGGATCGCTTGGGATTTGTGGGGGGGTTCTGCGGGCCGAGCTTGGTCTAAACGTCAACTAGCCGTCTGGGAACGTGTTCAAACAGCTAACGAGGAGCAACCATGAGCGAGAACATCGAAGCACAGAGCGGCGCAGAGGCCCGGATCCGTCAGCTTGTCGAACAGGTCAAGGCGCTGCAAGGTCGTGTCGCGGAGCTCGAACCCGCCGCCGCGGAGGTGCAGAGCTACCGGGCGCAAGTCGAGGAGCTGAAGGGAGCCACGAAGGCAGAACGCGAGGCCCTCCGCATCGAGCGCGAGATCTACGCCGCGGGCATCACCGACGCCGAGGGGATCGAGTACGTGCAGCACGCCTACTCGAAGCTGAAGGCTGACGAGCGCCCCGCCCTGGGCGAGTGGCTCGGCAACAAGGACGCGCTCCCGCGTGCCGTTCGCGCGTACCTGCCCGAGGCCGCGGCACCGCAAGCGGCTCCGGTGGTCGACACGCGCACCAAGCTCCCGGCGTCCAGCGCGACGGCGCTCCCGTCTCCGTCCCCCGGTGCCACGGCGTTCAGTCCTCAACGAATCATGAGCATGAGCCCGTCGGAGTTCAAGGCCAACCTCGACGCGATCGTGGCGGCACGCGCCGCTCCTTGACATTCTGTCACGCGTGAGGGTACGAGGTCTATGAGGGCCACCCCCTCACGCGCTCGAGGCAAGCTCTCGTAAAAAGCGACAGGCGCGGCAAACCATCGACCCACTCGGGAGGCCACCATGGCCAATATCGATTTTGCCGCACTCAGCGGCAACGCGCGTCTCGCGGCGATCCTCCACAAGACCATCGAGATGAAGCTCGCCGACCGCGCCGAGCTCTACAAGGCTCCGCAGTTCCTGAACTTCGGTAGCCTCAACGGCTCCGGGTCGAGCGCCCTCCAGGTCCCTGTCGTCGGGCTCGCCGGCACGGACCTCATGGCCGCGGTTGGCGACGGCAGCTCCGTCTCCAACACCTCCATCACGTCGAGCGCGGCGACGATCACCATCGCCCGTCAGGCGCTCCGCTACGACATCACCGACCTCGCGTCGTTGACGGACCCCCTCGCGAGCGGTGCGGGCGTCGGCGTCGAGGGTCTCGCCAACTCGATGGCCATCGCCTTCGGTATGCGGCTCACCCAGATGATCACGGCGCTTAGCTCGGGCCTTTCCCAGAGCGTCGGCTCGACGACGGTCGCGCTCTCCGTGAGCACGTTCTTCGACGCGATCTACAAGCTCCAGCTTCAGAGCAACGACGGCGAGTTTGCGTGCATCCTCGCGCCCCAGCAGATCAACCACTTGATCAACTCGCTCCGTAGCGAGACGGGCCCCGGTCAGTACATCGCCGCGACGCAGGACCAGATCGCGGCGCGCGGTCAGGGCTATCGAGGCATGCTCTTCGGCGTCGCTTTGCACACGTCGTCCACCGTGCCCACGGCGAACGCCGGGGCCGACCGTCTCGGGCTCATGGTCGCAAGCGGCTGCATTGGCTACGCGACGGGTACCCCCGCTCCCGTCCAGGGCGCTGGCGGCATCATCATTCCCGCCGGCTCGCAGGTCGTGGTCGAGCTCGAGCGCGACGGTGCGGCTGGCATTACTCGCGTCATCGGCAACGCCTTCGCGGGCGTCGCGGAGATTCAGGACCTGAAGGGCGTGGGCATCCTGAGCAAGGCCACCCCGTAGTGGGGTAGCCGCCTCACTGTGGCAAGGGGGCGTCGAGGTGCTTACCTGTACCTCGACGCCTTTCTGCGTCGGGAGCAACCATGAGCGCGACATTCCAGACCGCCGCAGGCGGCGCACAGATTGAAGGCAGGGCGGCAACACGCCCCGGCAGCATGCGTGAGCTACTACCGACTGACGCGAGTCCTGTATTCTGGTACCTGCACCACCCCGGCCGCTGGCAGCTGATCAACGGCGAGTGGCTTCCCGCCCTCTCCGAGATGCGCGCCGACCCCGGTGTCAATCGCGTCGACAAGGACGGCAACACCGACCAGGCGGAGCTGGCCTATCGCCGCAAGGGCTGGACGATCATCCCGTGGGACGCGGAGCCCGGTGGCTACTGCGTGGCCTACGAGGGTCACAAGGGCGCGGTCCACATGAGCAAATGGGAGAAGCCGAGCGTCTTCGCTGGCCAGATCACGGTGCGGTCGGACACGGCTGGCTACTGGGCGTTTGCCAAGCGCCTCCTCGAGGACGGCACCATCCGCGTCCCCGACGAGCGATGGATCGACCTCATCATCGCGGACCAGTCGCGCAAGGTGGAGGAGCTCCGCGGGAAGGCCGTCACTCAGCCTGCGTCAGCGACCTCGCTCAACATCGAAGAAGAGCGCCTCGCTACGATGTACGCCGCCAAGGAGAAGCTTCTCAACCCGCCGGCACCGAAGGCGAAGCGATGAGCGAGAGCGTCAAGCATCGCGAGGCGATGGAGCGCATGACGAGCCAGCTGGTTCGCTCGGGTGTGCCCGAGCAGCGTGCTCGCGAAGAGGCACGCAAGCGTGCGATTGAGGCAGACCGACGCGAACGCGATAAGCGCTGACTAGGCAGGGGGCAAGATGACCATCTCTGAGACGCTCTACACGGCACGTTTCCGGGCACCGGACACGATCCAGCGTGGAACGAACCAGACCATCGAGTGCCCTACCTACCGTCTCGGCGTGGTGGCAACGCCTACCAGCGGCACCGTCTCGGTCTACAAGGCCGACCAGACCGCCGTAGTCAGCGCCGCGGTAGTGACCATCGCTCCGGGAAGCTGGGCGAAGTACACAATCCTCGCAGGTGTGACCTCGCCGCTCCAACTCGAGGAGGGCTACCTGATTGAGTGGACCCTCATCATGCCGGATGGGCTCACGCACATCTTCCGGCAGGATGCCGCACTGGTGCGCCGGGAGCTCGCTCCGGTCGTGACGGACGCGGACCTTATTCGCCGACACTCGGACCTTCCCCAGCTGCTTGCGACCGGGTCGACCACGTACCAGGACTACCTGGACGAAGCGTGGGCAACGATCATGCTGCGCCTCATCGCGAACGGTCGCAGACCCTACCTGGTGATGTCGCCGTCTGCTCTGCGCGACGTGCACCTTCACTACACACTGCACCTCATCTTCCTCGACTTTCAGACCTCGGCAGGCGACGGCGGGCGCTGGCAGGCCCTCGCCGACTACTACCGTGCGGCCTACACCGAGTCCTATGGCCAGCTGAGCTTCGTCTATGACGAGAGCGACACGAACAAGGTGGACGCGACGAAGCGGAAGAGCGGTAGCTCTCAGGTCTGGCTGAATGGCCGTGGCGGCGGTCCCGTTCTAGGCCCGAGGTGGTACTAATGGCGGCGAAGACGGTACGGCAGCTGCGCGAGGACGTAACGACGCGCGTCGCCACGCTCGCCACGTGGAAAGAGTCGCGCGTGGCTCCTGACAACTTCGGGCGAGACGCGGACCTGAGCTCGGGCGTGTGGTTCGTCGTGCACGTCTCTGAGACGCAGGACCTGCGCGCCTACCGGGGCAAGCCTGCCGAGGGCACGCTGGTCGAGTCGACGCTCATCGTGCGCTACTCCTGGCGTCTCGCGCCGAAGGACATGGCGGGCACGTACGACAACGCGCTCGATGGCGAGCAAGCGGTCATCAAGAAGCTCATGGTCTACGACGCAACGTGGCCGCTCAGCTACAAGTTCCAGTTTGTCCGCGTTACCCGTGAGACGAACGATGTCGGCGAGTGGGTCGTCGGCTCCGTCGAGTTCCGCGTCGTCCACACTCTTCCGCTTCAGTGAGGTAGCCAATGGCCGCATCGACCGTAATCAAGAACTTCCGCGATGCCACGGTGCTTTTCAACGACGGGACTACCCCGACGCCTCTGGCCGTGACGCTCAGTCTGGAGTCGGGAGACTTCGCGCTGACCGGGCTCAACCAGGGCAACACCGAGTCGACGACGTACCTCGATCGCGGCGAGCTCGGGTCCGTACGTCTCACGTCGCGGACGTTCCCGACCTTCTCGGTGTCGTGCCACATGGCCGACCTGTCCGACGCTACCGACAAGCTCATCTGGGACGCAATCAACAAGACCGGCGCTTTTTCCGCGGCGCAGAGCACAATCTTGGGCTCCGATGTCTACGGTCTCAAGGTGACGCTCACGATCGAAGGTACGAACTTCGGCGACACGGCAGACCACACCATCGTTCTGGTCGGGTGTCACTGCACGATCGACTTCGCGGAAGGCGACCCCAACTCCTTCACCATCAACGGCACGGTCTACGGGACCATCACCGCGACCTGATAGGCCGCGTGTGCAAGCGATGCGCTCCCCGTGCTACGGTGCGGGGGGCGCTTTCGCGTCTCAGGAGCCAATTATGATGACCGTTCAACTCGGGACGCACACTGTCCCGCTCAAGGCCCCAGCCTCGTTCCTCATTCGCCGGGAGATTGCGCTCGCCGTCGGCACCAACGCTATCCGCGGCCTGTGCGCTGCCCTGGGCGTGTGCTGGGGCGGGAAGCCTCTGAAGGCGAAGTACAACTACGCCCCCCTTCCCTACGGTGGCGAGGTCTTCGACGAGCTGATGACCCTCGGCATCCCGGAAGCGGAGATCTACGCCGCGGCAAGCAAGGCGCTCGAGCTCTGTGTGGACGTGCCGACGGAAGACGGCGTCGCGCGTGCTGCGGGTTTTACGCCACCGCAGACGGAGGGCTCGACTCCGTAGCCTTGGAGATCGGCCTTACCTACTGCGGTGACCCTGACGCGTTCTACGCGTGGCCTGTTGAGACGCAGGAGCGCGTCCTCGGATGGTGGCGCACCAAGCACGCGCCGCCTAGCAAGCCGAAGCGCGCGACACCCAAGGCACGCGCACAGGATACGGTAGACCCGGCGGCGAAAGCCTTCTGGGGGATCTGATGGCGAACAGCTCGGCGACAGTGACCCTCGGTCCCGAGCTGCAACGCGCAGTCGACCAGCTGGTCCGCGATGTCGCCGGCGATGTCGTAATGATTGTCGAGGAGATCTCGAATGACCTAGCCGAGGGCGCGCGCGACGAATGGTATCGGAACGTGCGCCGTCGGTCGGGCGAGTCAGGCGAGAGCAACGACTACCGCATGCAGCTGAGTGGGACCTCGGTGCGCGGGATCGTCTACAACGGCGCGACGCGCAACCTGCCGCGCCGCGAGAAGTTCAACGGTGCGCCTGGCTCAACGACGAAGGTGTACCGTGAGACTGCCTACGGGTACTTCGTTCGGCGTCCGGGTCCATTCTCGCGCATCTTCAAGGGGCTAAACGCTGAAGAATACTCGCAGATAATGTCTTATTGGCAGGCGAACGGCGCTCTTCCGAAAGGCTACATCGCTCGCGCCATGCAGGACACCAAGGGGCGTAAGCGCCCGATCGGCGTGTCGAAGGAGACGGCGAACCCTCTTCACGCGGACGGGAAGAACCTCTGGAAAGTCCTTGTCCTCGACAGGAAGAAGCCAGCGATTGACGCACGGCTAGATGACCTCGATAAGGCGATGCAGCGAAGCGCAGACCGTTTCAGCAAGTAGGAGCCACCATGCCCACCGCAGAACTGACTATTGCCGCCGACCTCGCGGGCCTGCGTAAGCAGCTCGAAACCATCCCTGGCATGACGGCTGAGCAAGCGCGCGCGATGACCGCGGAGCTCAATAAGTCGTTCAAGGCTGCGGAGCGTGCGGCGAAGAAAGCCGGCGATGCTACCCGTCAGTCGATGAAGCAGGCGGAAGAGGCCACGCGCGGGGCTGCGGACGCGACGAGGAGCCTAGAGGACCGCTTCGGGAAGGTGGGCAGCGCCGCGAGCAAGCTCTCGGGGGGCCTTGACCTCATCGCGCCGGGACTAGGTGAGGTAGGGCGCGGCATCGCGGACCTCGCTGACGTTGGCGAGGTGGCGTCGGGCTCGATGGGCCTGTCGGGCCTTGCCGGGTCTGCCGCCGCCCTAGCGGGCCCGCTGGCCATCCTTGGGCTGGCGCTGACTCCCATCATCGTCGCGTTCATGGACGAGAAGCACCGGGCGGAGGAGGCCGCCGCCGCCCTCGCTAGGTACGAGGAGGCGACGAAGGCAGCGTCGGCGGCGAACGACGAGTTCGACCGCGCGATCGGCGACGTTAACGACCAGTTCAAGCTCCTGTTTGGCCTCGAGACGCAGAATGAACAGGCGTCCCGCAAGTCGGAGGCGGCACTCCGGGCGAAAGCGGAAGCTGCGAACGCTTCGGCGCGGGCCCTCATCGCCGAGTCCGAGGCTCAGCGTGCGGCAATCAAGGGCGCTGCGACGATGGATGCCATCCGCGGCGCAGAGACGGAGTCGACGAAGCAATACGCGAAGCTGACCGACACCATCAAGCAACAGACAACCGTCATCAAGGACAACGACGCGGCAGTCGAGCTCTCCGCGGAGGTCCTGCGCGAGAAGGCGAAGGCCGATGACCAAGCAGAGGCCAACGCCAAGCGTCGTGCGGCTCGCGAGAAGGCCGCGGCAGAGGCGAGTCGTCGTGCTGCCGAGGCTGAGCGGCTCGCCGCGGAGGCCCTCGCGGAACACCAAGCGATGCTTGCTCCGCTGCTCGCCGCTGAAAAGCAGATCGAGAGCCAGCGCAGCGCCGAGCTCGAACAGTCTGGCAAGCTGGCCGTCCAGCTGGACGAGCTCCGCGCGCTCAAACTTCAGCTTGCGGCGGCAGGCCAGCTCAGCGCGGAAGAGGCCGCGAAGTTTACGGCCGCTGAGCAGACCTTCGCCGAGGACCTGACGGAAGCCCTCATCGCTGAGGAAACGAAGCGACAGGCGGGCATCGATGCGATCCGGAAGAAGGCGAAGGAGAAGGAAGACGCCGACGCCAAGGAGCGCGCGGAGAAGGAAGCCGCCGCGAACGAGGCAAAACTTCAGGCGATGGCGCAGGTAGCTGACGTAATCGCGCAGTACACCGACGTGGCGATGCAACACGATGTCGCGGCCTACGAGCAGGCGCAGGCAGACCGAGAGGCCCTTGGGAAGAACGCGACGAAGGCGGAGAAGGACGCCGCCGACAAGCGTCTCGAGGTGACGCGAAACGCCGCGCGTAAGGCGTTCCTAATCGACAAGGCAGCGAAGATGGCCAGCGCCGCCGCCGCGACCGCGCTCGCCGTCGTCCAGGCACTGTCGGCGGGCGTCCCCCCGTTCAACTACATCGCGGCAGGCGCAGTCGGTGCCGCGGGCCTCATCCAGCAGGGCGTCATCGCGTCGCAGCAACCGAGCTTTCACTCGGGCGGGCTTATCGGCACGATGGCTCCGGACGAGCAGCAGGCGACCGTGCGTCGTGGCGAAGCCGTGCTCTCCCCTGTCGGTCGACGGTCGATGGGCGACGATACAATCCGCGCGGCGAACGCTGGCATGGGTGGCGGTCAGACCATAATGGTGCAGCAGGTCTACCGACACCGCGTCTTCGACTCGTTCGTCGCTGACAACCTCCGGACACGCGGTCCCCTGTCGCGGGCGTTAGGTGCGGGTGCACGCGCAGGCCAGCGAAGGAGCTAGCACATGGGGACCGCCTACACGCCCGACGCCCTACGGGGCATCCTCATTCCAGACCCGCGCATCGCGCCATCAACCACGGGTCCGGGCTCGACGTATACGCAGGCCCAACCCCAGCCCGGCGTGCCGCAGCCGTCCTCGGCTACGTCTCTCACTCTCGAGACGAGCGGGAAGCAGGGCGACACGACGATCCTCGTCCAGACCGTGCGCGCAGGCGGGGCCGTGACGACGGACGCCATCCGTGCGGGCGCGTTCGCGTGGCAAGAGACGGGTGGGCAGTGGCAAGGCTGGGACGGCCCCCTCGGGTACGCCGGGTTCGAGACTGTGCACGCGTGGGGCAGTGGCGGCGCGACGCCGCTCTACACGTACCCTCACGCCATCTACACTCGCAACGGCACGCGCCTTGTGTCGGCTCAGAGCACGGTGGCCCTCGGGCTGGTGCAGAGCTGCGTCGTGCACCGCCGGGACCAGTTGGGGGCCTCAACCATCACGACTGTCGTGTCCAGCTCGGCAACGGGCCAGCCTCTTCACTCCTGTCTGCTCGAGCTGCCTGACCGCTTGCTACTCGTTGTCGCGTACGATGACCTCGCGAGCGTGGGGCTTCAGGTTCGTGTCTACGCGAGCGAAGACGATGGCGGGACGTGGACGCTTCAGACCAGCGCGGCCCTCCCCGCCTACATCGACACGACGACGACGACGGTGCGGCGTCTCCGCGCGGCCTACCAGGGCGGTCAGGTCCTGCTAATGCTCGCCGTGCGCGTCCCGACGGCGACCGTCCCCGATACCCTCTGGCAATACGCGAGCGCCGACGAGGGCATGAGCTACGCGCTGGTCGAGGCCGTTCCCGGCACCGACGCGGCAAGCGTCCACACGGGCGGCGTGCACGACATCTACGCTATCCCCGACGTAGGCTTTGGGGTCGTCTACTGCGGTTCCTCGCGGACTACGTGGGGCGCCACGTCTACGACCCTCAGCAAGCGCCTCGGGAGCGCCTACGGTCGATGGACGGACGTGGACCCTGTGCAGGTAGGGCTACTTGCTCCCGCGACGACCCTGACCGCAGGGAACCAGCTCAGCGACGATACGGAGCTCTGCGCCGCAGTCGATGAGGACGGCCAGATCTACGCGCTGGCGCCGAACTCGGGCAACGCTCAGCGCGTCCGTCCCGCCCGCAGCTCTGACGGCGAGACGTGGTCCGTTCTCGGACAGGCAGCGAACCTCGTCCACTCGCTCGATTTCGGTGGCGAGCGCGTCACTTCCATGGTCGCGGTCTGGTACGCCGGCACCCTGCACGTCATCCATACGGTCGACGCTACGACGGTCTACGACGCCCAGCTGGGAGACACGGCGCTCTCCGGGTACACGTCGGCGACGCTGCCGATGCTTCCCGCGGTGCAGATGGGCTCTGACTACTCGGCAGGGTCCTACATGACCTGGGAGCCGTGGTGGGCCCCCGACGCCATCGGATGGACGGTGGCGACAATCGGCGCGCCGACGACAACGCTGACGGGCGGAGCGATGCAGATCTCGGCGGGCGTCGCTGAGGTCCGCACCTACACGCATACGCGCACCGCGGCGCTCACTGCCGCGCATACCGTGCAGGCCCTCTGGGAAGTAGACCCTGACTCGGGCACCGCGACCGAGACGCTCCTGACTGCGGCGAGCAACACGTCCACGTACCGTCTCCGGGTGCGCGTCACGACTACGCAGGTCCTCTGCTTCGACGACGTGAGCGGCGTCCTCCGCATGACGCACAACCGCTCCGGGTCGCAGTACATACACGTGCGCGCGTGGCTGTCCAACCAGGGCGGCACGGGTAGTGCGACCGTGTGGGTCTGCGAGGTCGACGGCATCCACGAAGTCGCGCGTGACTTCATCCGCATCCTTTCGAACGACGCGATGACCGACGCAGGCTTCACCGCCGCGGCGCAGTCGGTGAGGATCGGGCAGACCGGGCAGGGCGTGTCGAACTGGCGATACTGCGCGTGGCAAGGGAGCGCGCAGATGAGCTCCCCGCACGCGCTCTCCATCCCGTCGCAGGTAGGTGGGCGGGACTTCAGCTCGAGGTCCCTGACGCTCTCCGATGGACTTCGCGTCCGTGCCGTCGGCGGTCCTGCCGCGCTCGATGACCTGTGGACCATCGCGCCTCGGTACGGTCACGGCATCGCCGCGCTCGCCTCCACCTCGCCGTCGGTGACGTGGCGGTCTACCGGAACAGGTACGTCGCAGATCTTCGTGTGGGAGACGGACGGGACGGCAGCGAACGTCTCCCCGCTCATGGGCCCGGTCGGTGCCCTGTACCTCGGCGGGACCAACTTTCGGACGGCAACCCTTGAAGGGCGCAACGCCTTCGGTGTGTATGTCAGTATCGGTACGTGGGACGCGAGCGCAGGACAGGCAGGGTTGAAGTGGGTTCGTCGCGGGAACACCATTTACCCCGACACGACGGCGAGCACGGGCACGTATTGGTACCCGCACGGCACGCTCGACGGTGCGCGATTTACGTTCGACACCGCGGCGGGTCCTGTGCGCGCCATCCAGTACCAGACGGAAGGCGCATGGACGAACGCCGCCACGAAGCATGCACGCGCTACACTCTTCGGCGACGTGTCGGCAGTAGCCCTCAGCGGCACCGCGGGAGCGTTCCTCGCTACGGGCGGGCTCCTGGTCTGGAACAACGACCCCAGCTACTCGGCGTACAGACTGACCATCCCTGTCCAGCAGGTCGCTGAGACGTACTACGAGCTCGGCGTCGTCGTCCTCGGGCACCTCGCCGTCTTCGGGCGGCGCTATTCGTGGGGACGTAGCCTGACGAGCGAGCCCAACGTGGAGCTCCGCACGGGCGCGAACGGACGGCGCACTTCGCAGGTAGCCGGGCCGACGCGCCGCGCAGTGGAGTTTGGGTGGACGGACGCAGCGGACCAGAGCGCCTTCGGCGTTGACCAGACCGTAAGCACGCCTGACTTCTTCTACGCGTCCTCGACTGGAACGCCTGAGGCCGCGGCGGCGAAGATGGACGGCCCCGCCCTGATGCGCGGCATTGTCGAGCACATCGAAGGGCCCGCGACGCCCATCGTTTACGTGGCGCACCTTCCTCGCGTGGCGCTGGGGACCACGCAGATGGTCGTGCATCCCGACCTTCACCTGTATGGGCGCATCGT